ACCAATAACCCTGCTGCACATGGTGTCGGAAGGTTTGACCCTAATGACCCAAACGTTGCAACGGGACTTACGGGTGCACCTGCATGTGGTGATGTTATGAAATTGGATTTAAAATTAAATCCAGAAACTGAGGTCATCGAAGATGTTAAATTTAAAACTTATGGATGTGGTTCTGCTATCGCTTCAAGCAGTATGTTCGTTGAAATGTTAATTGGTAAAACCATTGAAGAAGCGAAGAATATTAAAGATAAAGAAATTGCGGATGCTTTAGAATTACCTCCAATCAAAATTCATTGTTCAGTGTTGGCCGAAGATTCAATCAAACGTGCTATTCAAGATTGGGAAGAAAAGAAAGCAGGTCGCAATGAAACATGGTTAGAAAAGATGACCATAAAGGAAGATTAAAGATGTATGAGTATAAAGCAAAATTAATTAAAGTAGTAGACGGAGATACCGTAGATGTCGATATTGATTTGGGGTTTGGTATTTGGATGCGTAATGAGCGTGTTCGTATTATGGGAATTGATACACCAGAGTCCAGAACTAGGAATAAGATTGAAAAATTATTTGGCCTCGCTGCAAAGAAAAGATTAAAAGAATTATTAACAAAGGATATCATTCTAAAAACATTTAAAGGTCGTGGTGGAGAAGATGCTAAAGGTAAATTTGGTAGAATCCTTGGTGACTTTAATGTCTATTATCCAGAACAAGACCGTTGGTGTTTAGTTACAGAAATTATGTTCCACGAAGGACATGGTGTACCTTACACTGGTGGAAGTAAAGATGATGTCGAAGAACAACACTTAAAGAATAGAGATAAGTTATTAAAAGAAGGTGTTGTTGATAGAGCAAAATACGAAAAATTAATTAATAACTAAAGGTCCTTTTTATATTATGGAAAATGTTTGTGTCTTAACAAACTTTCGTACCGGAAGTACATCATTCACACTAGAAAAATCTGAAGAACATCAGTTACCTTATAAAGGTGAATTGTTTTCTCACGAAATACCTTTTGGTTTAGGTGAACTTGAAAGTATTAAGAGAGATGCATTCATTTTTTCTAATCCTAAAGTAGGGAGACAAGCTTTAAGTCGTTGGAACTTTTTCCAACAATTGCGTAATGGTCACCCTGCTTGTTATAAAATTATGCCGAATCATTTCGGTGATGATAAAGAACACCTTCAACTTCGTACAGTTATTGGTCAAGCCGATAAAGTCTACTATCTCTATCGAAGAGATTTTATGAAACAAATCGAAAGTTGGGTTGCAGCACGTCTTACTGGTTCTTGGGCAGAAACTGGGTTTAAAGCATACCCAGAAAATACTGACGGAAAATCTTGGCGCGAGTCTTGGATGCACGTTGAAGAAATATACGTCAAGAGAATGCACGGTATTCATAGAGGTGTATTTGGAGATAAAGAAGAACCTTATAAAGCATCCATCAATCCCTCGAAAGGAGTCAACCACGGTCAAGGTCACGATTTAAATCTTACTCGTATGGTTTGGCAACTCGTCTACAATTATAAAGTAATGGGTAGAATGTGGAAAGAATTTCCTGGTGAACTCGTTTGCTATGAAGATTATTTTCAAAAAGAAAAATATAAACCATATAATAGAGAGATTACTTGGGAATCTGAACTCGATATGGACGTCATCAACGAACAGGTAGACACCTGGGATATCGAAAGTTATTTCAAATAACAGTTGACAAATGCAATAAAACCTGTTATAATAGTCAAGTAAATGGAAATATTTGCGAAAAAAATGAAAAAAACAGTTGACAATTCCGTCAAACTGTGGTATATTATACAGTATGAGAAAAAGATTTGATAATGCGGTAAGTGGTACTACCGTTATTTTGGCACCACGAAAAAGACATCCTAGAGATAAAAGACCACCTCAAGCTATGCCATTTGATGTAGCGATGAGAAAGTTTAAGAAAGCGGTTGAAAAGGCTGGGATTCTTAAAGAACTCAAGAAAAGAGAGTTCTATGAAAAACCTTCAATTAAAAGAAATAGAAAAAAAGCTGAAGGTATTAAAAGGCATCAAAAAGCTCGTGCCAAAGAGATGGCAATGAGTAATTTGCCAAGAGGCTTTAGAAGATATTAATTAATTGAGATTTATATTATGGGATTAGCTAGAGGATTGTCTACGCTTAACACTCGTAAGCGTAAACTAAAAATCACAAAAGCAAAATACGCTGAACTTGAACTTCAGTGGAGACAACATAATCGTGATATGAAACGTAAAGGTATGCACGATTTAAGATATGACACACTTCAACAATACATCGATTATTGTTATGGTCGTACAAAAATCCAAACAGAATTCAAACCTTACACACCAACTACAACATGGCGAGTTGACAATCATCGTGAACTCTATCCATCAGCACCTTTAACTGAGTCTGATGGACGTGGTACTGCTAAAGATTCACCTAAATATACTGGGACTCTTGTAAAGGGTATTGCAACAATGCATAAATCCAATGCAGTTCCAGTTATTAATCAAAAAGAAGCTGAAGATATCAGCAGGATGGCACGATGAAAATTGACTATCCTATTCATAAATTTTCCTGCGACATATGTGGGAAAGCGTTTACAAACCTAGTATATTATAAAGTAGAAAAGAATGGTTATCATTCTCAAGTGTATTGCGGACCTGAATGTAGTTTGAAAGGTCATGCCGTACACAGAGGACCTGAGAGATGAGTGATTTAGAAACACGTATTCAAGAAAGATTGGATAAGCTTGAAAAGTTAATGAAAGAAAATAAACACATTGGTCATGCGGAAGCAGCAATGGATTTTACAACAGACATTACAAAATTTTGGAGTGTGCTTAGTGAAGAGGATAGAGACTTTTTACAAGGTGTACAACATGCAATCGAAGAGCAAATACGCTGGGAGTAATATATGACGCAATATAACGATAAAGTCGAAAGACAAAGACTACTCATTGCCGCTGAGAAATGGGCAAAAGGAGTAGAAGGTATACACGTACATTCTTTAAGTAGTATGTGGTATGATGATAGACCAGAAGATACGGCAGACAATCAGTATGTAACTGATACTACGTATAATAGTGGTTTAATCGTGAGAGAGAAAAACGGAAAGGTGATTCATACATTTGGTGAGAAGCTTGATGGTGATGCGCTTATTGACGATTACCAAAGAAAGGTAACGCCTTCTCAAACTCAAGCATTATTAGCATGAGCAAATTCGATAAAAACTTTCATTTAAATATGAGTCCTCTATACGTGACCCTTATATTCATGATTTTTATATTATGGTCAAGTGAAGTGAAAGCTGAGCCTGGTATTGATTACGATTGGGTAGTATCAAAAGAAGAACATTGTCTAGCATTAAACATTTATCACGAATCACGTTCAGAAAACTTAGCAGGTAAATATGCAGTTGCTGATGTTGTTTTAAATAGAGTAAGAGACGACAGGTACCCTAATGATATATGTGGTGTAATATACCAAGGGAAGCACAAACCTTCTTGGAAAGACCCAGAGAGGCTCGTACCAATAAGGAATGCATGTCAGTTTAGTTGGTATTGTGATGGTAAGAGTGATGACCCACTTGATACTGACTCTTGGAATGAATCACTTAACATCGCTTATCATGTTATTAAAAATAATAAGTACCGTGGATTAACAGAAGGTGCAACACATTATCACACGACATGGGTAAGTCCTTATTGGGCTCCTACATTACAACAAGTAGGAACGATAGGAACTCATATATTTTACCGTCAAGAATGAATAAATATCTCTATGTACAGTGAAACAAGAGATATGTTATGGTTATTGCAGGAATAGATTACAGTTTAAGTAGCCCTGCTATTTGTGTTCACGAAGGTAAAGAGTGGGATTATAAGAATTGCACTTTTTACTATTTAGTAAGTAAAGAAAAGTTTTTGAATACAGAGGACTCTCAATACTTACCAACTCTATATCCTCAATATAGAGAAGATATGGAGAGATTTGACAGACTTGCAGAATGGTCTATAAGTACTTGTTTAAATCGAGGTGTAGATATAGTTTCACTAGAAGGTTATGCATTTGGTGCAGTTGGAAGAGTATTTCAAATTGCTGAGAATGCTGGCTTACTAAAATATAAATTATGGGAACAACATATTGGTGTAGATATTTATGCACCAACAATGATAAAGAAATTTGCCACTGACAAAGGGAATTGCAATAAAGAAATGATGATTGAAGCATTTGAAAATGAATCAGGGGTTGACATTCGCGAGAAATGTGGTATAATAAACAAACAGTGGAATCCTATAAGTGATATAGCCGACTCATACTATATGGCAAAATTTGGATTCCATCAGATTTTTAATTTGGAAAAAGACGTATGATAGTAATTTTCAATGGCCCGCCCGGTTCAGGTAAAGACGAAGCTGCTTCTTTATTTAAAGAAGTATTTGGTTTCGGTAACCTGAGTTTTAAATACCAATTGTTCAAAGAAACAATTAATCACTTCGAAGTCGATAAAGACTGGTTTATGGAAGGTTATGACGATAGAGAAGTAAAAGAAAAGAAAGAGTTCGCTCTTAAAGAAATGTCTCGTAGAGAAGCAATGATTCATGTATCTGAAGATATAGTCAAACCAAAAAATGGAAAAGATTATTTTGGACGCATGGTTGCTGAAGAGATTGAAGATGGAAAAAGCTATGCTATTGCAGATGGTGGATTCATCGAAGAGTTAGAACCAATAATCGAAAAATTAGGTGAAGAAAACATTGTCCTTGTTCAAATCACAAGAGAGGGACATGATTTCTCAACTGATTCACGTAGATACTTCGACGGAAAACTTTTTAAAGAATATACAATTGGTCATGAAACACCGATTGAAAAGTCTTTTGTTTTAGATGAAAAGTTCGATATTAAAACATATCGAATTCATAACAATGGTTCTTTAAGAAATTTCCACAATACATTAATGGACATACATAGTGAGTTAAAATTACAATATGACTTATCGACTGAAGAACCTACCGACGCTTAACGTCATAAACTTAAAAGAGTGTACTGATAGAAAAGAGTTAACAGAAAGCGAATTCAAACGCTTAGGTGTTGACAACTATAAGATACACGTTTATGATAGATATGAAGAAGGAGTCAGTATTCCTTTTGAAGGTGACCCTGATTTAATTAGCAAATGTACCAAAGGTGTTACATCATCTCACCTTTTAACTATTAAGTGGTGGTACGAAAATACTGACGAAGAGTATGGTATTTTCTTAGAAGATGATGTTGACTTCACACCTTTAGAACATTGGAATTTTACGTTAAGTGAATACATTGAAAGGTGTAATGATTATGATTGGGGTGCTCTACAACTAGGATTAGTATTTGAGTATCCTTATGATGTTTGGCATGAATATCCTCCCATGTTCCCGCGTAGGCGTACGGAATGGGACCACGGATTACAAGTTTATGTACTGAAAAGAAAGTATGCTGAAGTATTACTCGACTATTATTTTGGTGCCTTCCCAGGCAAACTTCATTTTAGAATGCCACTCGGTTCCGCTAACGCATTTGAAAATAATGTATTATGCGGATTTGGAGATGTGATTACATTCCCATTGTTTAATCATAACGTCACTGACTTCCGTTCGAAGAATATATATTGTTATAACGAACAAACGCCGTCAGCGATTTATTCTTATGAATACTTAACAGATTGGTGGGACAAGAAAGGAAGTCAAAAATCATTAGATGACATATTTGGAGATGCAAAATTATGAGATTAAGTAAAGTAAATAAACTCAAAGCAATTTGGGAATTAGTAGAAGAATTTAAACGTGAACTAGGTGGTCAAGCAAAAGGTCATTTCTATACTACAATTAGTGTATTGGAAAATAGAGCAGAACAACTAGAAAAAGAAATCGATAATGAAACTGTTAATGTTCAGGAGTATGTAAAGTGAGTGTAGTATATAAAGGTCAAGTAATCGATTCAGAACTATCCAAAAATTCAAAGGGTGGAACTGAAATGATGCGTCAACGTTTCGTTGATAACGTTGATAAAAGTATTTTAGAGAAAGTTGCAGTACATTTATCAAGACCAAGAGAGATGTATGAAGATGTACCTAATGTTTTATGGTGCCATGATTTAGCTGAAGACCCAGAGAATAAAATCTTATTAGACGATGGTTGGAAAAAATTTGACCATTTCGTTTTTGTATCAGCATGGCAAAGAGACCAATATGTCTTAAGATTTGGTATTCCATATTCTAAGTGTTCAGTTATTCATAATGCTGTTGAGAAAGAATACTCACCAAAAGAAAAAGATATGGAAACAATCCGTTTCGTTTATCATACAACACCTCATCGTGGATTAGAACTTGTCGTTCCAATCTTTGATGCTTTGTGTAATGATTTCGATAATATACATTTGGATGTTTATAGTTCATTCGATATTTACGGTTGGCCACAAAGAGACGAGCCTTACCAAGGATTGTTTAAAACTATAGAGTCGCATGACAATATGACTTACCATGGAAATGTTTCGAATGAAGAAGTACTAGAAGCATTAGACAAATCGCATATTTTCATGTATCCCAACGTGTGGAAAGAAACTTCTTGTATTGCGTTGATTGAAGCAATTAAGAGTCAGATGATTTGTATTCACCCAAATTACGGTGCATTACCAGAGACTGCTTCAAACGCTACAATCATGTATGATTTTAATGAAGTGAATCAGGCACATGCAAACTATTGTTATGCAGTGACAAAACAAGTATTACAGAGTATGAAACAAGACTCTAACTATTTCCACGGTTTCACTTATTCGGACCGTTTCAACTTAGCTCGAAATAATATAGCTTCATTTAAAGTTATGTGGGAAACGCTTCTAAGGAATATTATACATGGCAAAGAACAAGAAGCCGGATAATGTTGTTCAATTTCCAAACATACACATAGACAACCCTCCACTTAGTGCGAGTGATGTTAGTGACAGATTATTAAGATATAAAGAAAGCTATTCTACAGAATTAGCAGAAATATTATGGGAAAACGTTCTGGGTGAAATGACCAGAGCAGGGTGTGATTTTGATTCACAGATTGACAAATACTTTCCAAGTATGATTTTAATTTTTGAATCCATCAAATCATTACATTCATTAACTATGGGCTTAGACCACCCTCTTCAAAGGTTTGCAGAGGAAAATGTAGTTATAATGGAGAGTGGTGAAGCTCAAACTGTAGGCGGTCTGAAAAAAGATTTGCAAAAAACAGTTGACAATGATGAAGAAATAGATTAAAATATACACTGAATTAAATTAAATTGGAATTATATTATGGCTATTTTAGTAGATTATAACCAAATGATGCTCTCATCTTTGTTTGCACAGATTGGTAATCATACGGACATTGACCTTGATGAAAACTTATTAAGGCATATGTTCTTAAACTCGTTACGCTTCAATAGGAAAAAGTTTCACGAAGATTATGGTGAAATTATCCTATGTGTCGATAATAAAGACGTATGGAGGCGTGACTACTTCCCTTATTATAAAGCGAATAGGAAAAAGAGTAGAGATGAATCCGACATGGATTGGAACAAGCTCTTCGAAGCTATTCATCAAATAAGAGAAGAAATTACTGAGTACTTTCCTTATAAGGTACTCTATATCGAAAGGTGTGAAGCTGACGATATTATTGCAACCATTATTCACGAAGAAGGTACTGAACTGAATACTGGTGGCGAAAGGTTTTTAATTCTTTCTGGTGATAAGGACTTTATTCAATTACATAAGTATGCGAATGTAGACCAGTACAATCCAACTCTTAAGCGTTGGGTAAGGAATGACAATCCAAATAAATACCTTTCAGAACACATATTGAAAGGTGATGTAGGCGACGGTATTCCTAATATTCTTAGTGCTGATAATTGTCTCGCCATTGGTGAACGTCAAAGACCAATGACTAAGAAAAAGATTACTGCGTTTACAACTGAACCAGAATGTATGGACGAAGAAACAAAACTTCGATACAATCGAAATAAGAAGATGATTGACTTATCTGAAATTCCACAAGAATATAAAGATACAATTCTCGAAGCATACCACACTGAAAAGAATGTGGGTAGAGAACATCTCTTTAATTTCTTTGTTAAGAAAAAATTAAAAAACTTAATAACAGATATACAGGATTTTTAAATTATGGCTATCAAACTATCAATCTCTGAAGTACTGAATAAGTGCAAAGAGTTTAAATCAGTAAAAGAAAAAGCAGAATGGCTTCAACAAAATGATGCTGTTCCAGTAAGAACTGTACTAAGACTTATCTATGATGAAGATATCGAATTCTTAGTACCAGACACTCCACCACCTTGGAAGAAAAATAATTTTCCAGATGCGACAACTCTACTTTATAGAGAAGCTCGTAGACTGCGTATTTTCTTTAAAGGAGGAGGCTATGACGATTTACCACAAGTCAAAAGAGAATCACTATTCATTTCTTTATTAGAAGATATTGAAAATGGTGACGCTGACTTATTGGCAAAAAATATGATTAGTCACACTGCAGTGAAAGGACTTACTAAGAAAACAGTTGAAACTGCTTTCCCAACAATTTTCACAGACCCTATTAGAGTCTAAATTAGATTTGGTCTATATGACCTAAGGATAATGATTCGATGTCTCGGAAAGGCTTTAGAAGCTTTCGTGATAAAAATAAAGAAGAGTGGAACGAATATAACAGACGAGAAGATAGAAAGTCTGAACGTAAGAAGAAACAAAGACGTGACACTCG